GCGTCCAGGATGTCGAGATAATCAATGGCGGCAGCGTCGCTGTTCACCATGTTGTAAACGTCCTTGTACATCGAATAGGCGTCACGCTCCATCGCAGCAGCCAGAACCGACATTGCGGGCTGGATGCAACGCTTGGAGAAGTTGTCGAGGTCCATCGTCAGTTCCTCGGACGTGAACGCCATGTCAACGCCCTTCTGCGTGGCAACGGAAAGCGTCACGCTGTCTTCGGCGGTGTTCTGGACGTCCAGCACCGCGCCCGTGCGGACGGTGTACTGGTTCGGCAGACGGATTTTCAGGTCGTTGCCGATCTTCGCGCCAGACTTGGCGTATTGGCTGTCGTATTCACGGTTGATGGAACCGATGAACTTCAGCTTGGCATGGAGAACGCGCAGCGCCTCGCGGGTCACTGCGGTCGGAGTCAGAATGGTGTTAGCCATTGACTTGATCCTTCTAAGGGAGGGGGGCCGTCATCCGACGGTCCTGATTGAGTTATGAGGCGCGGTTCTTCGCGATCTGCTTTTCGCGCCATTTCACCCACTGGTCAGGCGGCAGCGTGTCCGGGTTGAACACTCCAGGTCGCGACTTGCCCGACTTCACTTGCGGAACCGGGGTCGCCTGGGGCTGCTGCTTCTTCAGTGTCGCGGCCTGCTTCTGCAAGGCCTCGTAGCCGATCCGTGCGAGGTTGAGCGTCTGGATCATGCGCGGGTGCGAAGTGTTGGTGAGTTCCTCATTCGTGAACCCCAACTGCATGCCAAACTTGGTCAACGTGCTGCGCTTGTCGGCGTCAAATTTGCCATCCCACCCAAGGGACGGGTCAGGCTTGTTCAGAACCTCCAGAGCCTTGGTGAGTGACGTTGAACGCGTCTGCTCACGGTGCTGTGCAAGTTCGGCCTCGCGGCCTTCGACATGCCTCGAAAGGCCGTCGTGAACATCCTTCAACTGTGTGTATTCGGCCTGAAGGACCGCATACTGCTGCATGTCCTGCTGTGCCAATGCCTGCCAGTTCACATCACGGAACTGTGCAAGACGCTGCTGGACGGTGACAAGCTGGGCCTTCTCATGAAAGAGGGCTTCCTTTGTCTCCGCTTCCCACTGCGTTGCTTGGCGCTGGGCTTCAAGTTCCCGGCGCTGCTCCGCAAGGGTCTGCGTCTTCTGTGTGTAGTCCTTCTGGAACATCAGAAGGTCTTCGATGGACTTGGGAACCTTGTAGGTCTTCCCGTCCTTCTCTATGTCAATGAACTCCTCAGTAATTTCCTCCTCTGCACTCTCGTCAGAGGTTTCGTCACCGAGGAGTTCTGTTTCGGACTCATCAGTGACTTCCGGCGTCGGCGTGTCGCTCTCGGCAACTTCCTCTGCGGGATTGGTCACTTCTTCGTTTTCCATCTGATAGCCTTTGCTATACGGGGACAGCGCCGCTTCACAGCGGGGCATTCCGGCGCTATTGCCGGAATTGGTCAGGGATGTGCGAAAAATCCCTTTATCTTGTCGAGGAACAGAATGAAGACGATGTTCACCACCATGAAAACGCCAATCGCGCGGTTGCGCCACGCTTCCATGCTGTCAAGTCGCGCTTCCAGTGCCTTGATTTCGGTTCTCTCGCCGACTGCCTTTTCGATGAGGAAGTCAAGTTTGGTTTCCAGCCGCACAATGCGTTCCGCTATGTCCAAGGGGTCGCGTGCATTCATCTTCGCGGCCTCCGTCATTGCATCATCAACCATTCGTCGTCAGCAAGGGCGATGGCCCGCAGTCTTTGCCGCCTTGCCTCCGCTGCCTCTACCTGTATGCGTTGCAGTTCTGCGAGAACGTCCCAGGCCGGGGCCGTCTCAACAATGCCTGTCTGAACTTCGACCGGGCCATCCGGTGCCAGTTCAATTGTATCCGCCTTGATCCGCCTGCGCTTCTTGCGCTTGCGCTTCGGCGTATCATCCTCTGATACATCGACCGGACGAGGCCGGGGCAACCAATCGTACCATCCGCCGCCCGCCTGGGGCTGGACCGGGACCACCACATCGCCGTCACTGGACATGGCGGGAGAACCAACCGTGGGCGCTCCTGTGTCGATCCCGTTGGCGAGTAGCGCGTGAACTTGCGTAAGTGCCGGGGTGCCAACGGTAGGCGCTCCGGTGCTTATGCCGTCTGCTGTAAGGGCGTCCGTTCCGTCCGTTGTCAGGGCGGGCGTGCCGACCGTAGGAGCGCCGGTCGAAATGCCTGTAGCGTCGAGGTCGTGAACCTGAGTGATGGCAGGAGCGCCAACAGTCGGTGCGCCTGTGTCTATGCCGTCTGCCGTGAGGCCGTGAGCCTGCGTGAGCGCCGGGGTGCCGACTGTCGGGCTTCCGGTTGCTATCCCTGTGGCCGTGAGGCCGTGAAGCTGTGTAATCGCGGGGCTGCCCACCGTGGGCGCACCCGTTGCAATACCTGTCGCCGTTACAGCGTGGGCCTGCGTGATGGCAGGCGTTCCGACTGTGGGGGCTCCCGTAGCGATGCCCGTAGCCGTGAGGCCGTGGGCTTGGGTAATGGCGGGAGTGCCAACGGTAGGCGCTCCGGTCGCTATTCCTGTTGCTGTGAGGTTGTTGACACCCGCCGAAGGTTGTCCCGCGATGGGCAGCCCCGCAACAGGCCCCAAGCCTGCGTCAAAAATCGCAATCTTGCGTATTTCGGTTAGAGCAGGCGTTCCAACCGTTGGTGAGCCGGTTGCAATGCCGGTAGCCGCGAAGTTGGTCCCCTCAGTGAAGATGATGTAGTTAAGCGCACCGTCTTCGCCGTTGGTGCCGCCTGTACAAGTAACCGCCGTGGCCGAAAGCGCCGTGGTTCTGGTTGCCGTGGTGAAGCGGAAGCCGCCCGCGTCGATGTCGAGGTCTTCTGTCGCGTTGGCCCATGTCTTGCCAACTGTGTCGGTCGCGCCAGCCGCAACGGCAATGAAGCCGCCGTCCGTGGGAATGGTGATGGCACCCGTTGTGAGCCGGTCCGTCGCGTCCATGTCGGTGGACTGGTCTTGGCCTTGCGACAGGAACGCGCCGCCAACGACACGATAGACCGCGATATGGTTCTGCGTCGAGGACGGGCTTACGGACGAGTATTTGACGGCAATGGTGGCAGTCGTGCCGCTGGGCCACGGAAGCCAGAAAATATTGGTCTGGACCGCGCCGAAGTCGCCGCTGGTCCCGGCATTCATCGCCACGCCGTCGATGGTACAGGCTGACGGGTTTGCCCCGGCTAGTTCCGTTCCGGCGACAACCACAACGACGCGGTTGGCGTCTGCCGTGCCAATCGAAACGCTGGTATAGGTCGCAATCGTGCTGGAAGCTGCTACGCCCGCCGGATTGGCGGTTTGGCTTATTGCGACAGCCACGGGTCAGCCTCTACAGCTTGGAGGCCGCGATAAAGAACTGGTCGATCTGCTCGTCCGTCAGGTTCATGTTCTTGCCCAGCGCGTTCAGAAGCGGGTCATCACGGCGGAACTCAAGGGCATACTCCCAGGTAATGCGGGTTGCCTCGTCCATGCCTGCAATAGCTTGTTCGACGGTCGCAAGAAGGCCCTGAGACATGAGAACAAGGCGGCACTGGCGCGGCGTGATTTTTTTCGGCACCGGAGCCGGGACAGTCTGCCACTGCTTGCGCCATGCGCCGTCCGAGAATACCGGCAGCGCCTCGACAACGCGCTCGAATTCGCCCGGTGTCGGCTGCGCTGTGTCGAGCACAGGATAGACGCCGAACTCTGCCAGCAGTTCGTTGGACAACACTTCGCGCGGAAAGGACGTGTTCGGGTTGTCGGCCTTGAGCTTGGCCAGCGTGTAAGGGTATTCGATGATGTTCTGACCGGAGGCTTTTACATATGACATCATGCGCTCCGCTATTTCAGTTCAAAGAGGTAGGTGCCGCTTGTCTCGGGAACTGCGACGTTTCTTTCAAGAACGGTATAGATACCTGACGAGTTGTCCCACTCCCCGGAGCCACCATAGTTCACGCTGTTGACATAGACATTCAGCGTTGTCAGGGTTGCCAGAATATCCCCATCAAACGCCACGGAAAGATTATTACTCCCGTTCCAAACGGCGGTGACAAGGGTTTCTCCGGGGATTGGTTCGCCGTCAATGCTGCCGAACGTTCCAACCAGAACCCCGGTATCATACCCATAGAATCCTGAACCAGAACCCAAAGTGATGTTGCAGGAAAAGCCAGCCGGTGCCGCCTCCGCCATCATCAGCTTTTGCCAGATCAGCATCAGGCGACATCCCCGATGTGCTTGCCGTAGATTGCGTCCGCGTCCTTCCACAGCGCAACCACGGTCCAGCCGGTCGTTGCCAGTGTCGGAGCCGAGCCACCCACCCACGTGACGCCAAGCGTTGACCAGGTGATGGTGTAGGCCGTGCCGTCATTGATCTTGAGCAACAGCCCCTTGCCCGCAGTCCATCCGCCGGGAGCCGCCGCAGGCGTGCGAGACGCGCCCAACGTGATCTTCTGAAGACTGCCGTTGGCTGGATTGATCTCGAAGGCCGCGCCGTCCGTGATGGTAAATTCTTCCTCGTCAAGCGCACCGTCAAGAACAAGGTCTCTTATCGTCTGCGATGCCGTCCACGTCTGCGCCCGGTCGAGAAGGCCAACATCCGCCATTGAGATGGTCAGGAACACTTCGGCAGTGCCAGACAGGTTGATCTTGGACGTGCCCGCCGTGCCGCTGATCTTGGACGCAATCACCGTGTCCCGGCTCATGGTCGTGCCGGAAGTCGTGTAGGTTCCGGTGCCGATCTCAAAGTCGTTACCGTCCACAATG